TGAGAGATACATTGATTCTTTTTCTCCAGCTGGTAATATATTCCACACAAAAAAATATGCGCAAGCTGATAAAGCAAAAAAACTAGCACAAAAGGAGACAAAAGAAATGGATTGGGAAGAACAGTTCCGTGGAGGACAGGGCATGCATGGATATAACAGAGGTGGGATAAGCATGGATGATTATAAACCTCAAAAGGCTTTTGGTGGAATAGTGACAGATGAAAAAGGAGTAGATGAAAGTAGACGCATGATTAAGCTTAGAAACATGAGCGACGTGGAAGCGATGGCGAGAATGATGCACGCTGAAAGTTCATCCGGTGGTGGGGGCAACCTTAGAGATGCACAGGCAATTGGACATGTAATTCAAAATAGAGCTAGTTATAAAGGACCTGGAAGCACTTATGGTCTGCATGAAAGTAGAAATTTATCCCCAATAAAAAGGGTTCTTGCAGGTCAAAATCAATTTACTCCTTTTCGCAGTGAAAAGAATCTTAATTTCTGGGATTTTGATATGACGGAAGATAATCCATATTATCAATATGCCAAACAAATTATGCTAGGACAAGCAGATGATTTTACTCAAGGTTCTACAATGTTTGATTTAGATCCTAATAAATATAGTAAAGGATATAATAAATATTGGAATTTTAATCCATCACAATTTAAACATGAAGGACCACATTCCTTTTGGAGTATAACACCTAGAATGAATAAAGGTGGACTGGCAAAAAAATTCAGCGTCGCTGACGCCGTGGCGATGATAAAAGCGTCACCACAAAAATTCATGGGTGGCGGACTAGTGAAGCTGTTGGCACCGAAGGTCACAGGAAAATTGAGTAGGTACAAACCCAAGATTACAGGCAGGGGTCCTGACCTGAGTAGAGTAAGAACGGATTTGTATGAAGCACCAAAAGGACCATATACAGTTACAGACGCGAGTGGTGTTAGACAATTAGATATGACATTTGAAACTTTAGATGAAGCACAGACTGCTTTAAAAGAACTGGCAGGTTTAAGATTATCTGATGCCTCAACATTCAAGATTTTTGGCAAGCGACCACCTAAGACAAAAGCAGGTGTAAGCGAAGGCGCTCCGGAAGTGGATCTTGGCATGGTAGGGAAAAAGCTACCGCCGGAGAAACCAGGTGCAATGTTCTGGGGCTCAAGGGAAAAGATCATTCATGCGCCGTCCGAGGCCATGACTGGAAAGCAGTGGCTGCAGTATTTGCAGCTTGGAAAACACGGAATACTGAATCCAAAAGGATTACCAATTATAAGGCACATGGAATTGAATGATACAGGACTAGCACCTCATCTTTCAAAAATGGGAAACAAGACAGTAAGCAAGGAACAACTGGTGAAGGACTTTGACACAAAACTGGCACCGGAACTTGATGTTACCGTTCTTGGAAGCACAACAGGTGGGGGTGAAAAATTTTACGGAAAGATGTCCAAAATGGATCTTCAGCCATACCGTGAAGGGCCAGTGAAGAACGTTCTGAAAACAGTAAAGGATCAAGGATACCCATTAAAGGAAGCGTTGGCGAATAACAACACGGATGAGATTATGCGAATCATAAAGGTGATTGAGGATTCCACATTTGATAATTTTGGCGTTGCCAACTCCATTATGGAAGGATTTCCACAGAAATTTCCATTTGAACTTAAAAAGGTCCTGCAGGAGATTTCACAGCTCTCAGGAGCAAGAACGGCTGGATTCAAGAAGTATGCAAGAGATGTTCAATACAGAGGACAGCAGACGCTAGGTGGCGGACAGAATTACCGTGAATTTCTTTTCAGGTACAAGCATCCAGCAGGATCGCTTCGTGAAACGGAACCTGTAGCACGCTATCAGGATCTTGGTGCGGACCATTTCTCAAGATTAAGCGACAAAGATCAGATGGGAGGATTCGTTCATATGCGTACATCTGATAGAACGGATGAGTTTGGACGAAGAATACTGCACATAGAGGAAATACAGTCCGATATGCACCAAAAAGTAAATTCCGCCATGAGATCCGTTAAAAGAATGAAAATGGAAGGAAAACCTCCAGTTCCGGGTTCAGTGAAGCAATCAAAATATGCACCACGTGGTGATATGATTGTGGAGACAGTGGATAAGGCAAATGAAGAGCATTTGGCGTTGCTTGTTTCCAAGATTGAAGATTTGGCCGCGCAGCCACAGACAAAAAAAACGCAAATAAGAATAAATAGGCTTAACAAGGAACGAGAAAAAACAAGAAAAATTATTGATGAAAAGAAAGCTAAAATGGCTAAGGGCGACCATAGTGGCGTTGCACAAGGGCCATACAGCAAGACGGAGGACTATAACGAATTTGTAATTAAATACGCAGAAAAAGTGGCGCAGGAAGGCGGTTATGACGGCGTAACCATATCAAGTTCCGCGATCAAGAACAGAAAGCTTTCACCAGGAAATCAGGATTACGGCGGAAACGTTGTGGCGTACGGACCAATGGCGGAAGGTGCCATGAAAAAAGTGGCAAAGAAAAGTGGTGCAAAATATTTAAAAACATCTATAATAGATGATAAAGGTAGAGGATGGGAAGTTCCATTGATTTGGTTAGATGATCAAGCAAAATTAAATGTCGCACGCGGCCTACCTGCATATAAGAGAGGGGGAATAGCTGTAAATGGCTGATAATAAAAACAACATAGACAAAGCTTTAGAGGCACTTACGGGTGCACTCGAGATAGAGCCTACTGGCGAAGAAGTACAATTGGAGCCGGATAAAGGCGTTAACTTTGAACCAGACATAGAATTAATGGAAGACGGTGGAGCAGAGGTCAATCTTGATCCAAACGCTCCAATGGATACATCAAACATTCCCCATGACGCCAATTTGGCGGATTATATTGAGGATGGTGATTTAGGTAAGTTCTCATCAGACTTACTTGCAGAATTCGAATCGGATCGTGATTCAAGGAAAGATTGGGAAGATACCTATATCAAAGGCCTTGATATGCTAGGCTTCAAGTATGAAGACCGCACACAGCCGTTCGAAGGTGCATCCGGGGTCGTACACCCCTTACTCGCTGAATCTGTTACACAGTTTCAGGCTCAAGCGTATAAGGAACTTCTCCCCCCAAGCGGCCCCGTTCGTACCCAAGTTGTAGGATTATCCACGCCAGAAGTGGAGGATCAGGCAAAACGAGTAAAAGATTTCATGAATTACCAGATAACGGATGTCATGAGTGAATACGATCCTGACATGGATCAGTTGCTGTTCTATCTTCCGTTGGCTGGATCAGCATTCAAGAAGATTTATTATGACGGAATATTAAAACGTGCTGTTGCAAAATTCATTGCCGGTGAGGATTTGGTTATAAATTACATGGCTACAGACCTTGCGGGTGCTGACCGCGTAACGCATATAATTAAGACAAGTGGAAATGATATAAGAAAGCAGCAACTCGGAGGATTCTACCGTGACATTGAACTTTCAACAGGACAAATTGATACCAACGATATTGTGGATAAGGTTAATGAACTGGAAGGAACAGAGAAAAGTTACGGATCAAGTGATGAAGAGCATGTCATACTGGAAATGCATGTCAATGCTGACGTTCCAGGATTCGAGGACGAAACAGGCGTTAAGCTTCCTTACATAGTTTCCATTGACCAGTACTCACGTGAAATTTTATCCATAAGAAGAAACTGGAAACAAGGCGATCCAAATTTCGCAAAGAATGACTATTTTGTACACTACAAGTTCCTCCCAGGACTAGGCCTATATGGATTTGGTCTAATACACATGCTAGGTGGGTTATCGCGAACAGCAACAAGTGTTTTGCGGCAGTTAATTGATGCTGGCACCCTCGCTAACCTGCCAGCAGGTTTCAAGGCACGTGGCATGCGTATACGTGACCATGACGAGCCATTGCAACCAGGTGAATTCAGGGATGTGGATGTAACAGGAACTTCCATAAAGGAATCACTGTTACCACTTCCCTACAAGGAACCATCACAGGTATTATTTGGATTGTTGGGTTTCGCGGTTGATGCAGGAAAATCATTTGCTGCAATAGCTGATATGAAAATGGGTGAAGGAAATGAACAGAATCCCGTAGGAACGACGCTTGCACTAATTGAGCGTGGAACCAAGGTAATGAGTGCGATTCATAAAAGATTGCATTGTGCACAACGAATGGAATTTAAAATGCTTGCAAAAGTATTTCAGATTTATCTTCCACCACAATATCCTTACATGGTTGTGGGTGGAAACCAAATGATAAAGCAAGCGGATTTTGATGATAGAGTGGATATTATTCCCGTATCGGATCCAAATATATTCTCCATGGCGCAACGTGTTACATTGGCACAGCAGCAATTGCAATTAGCGACAGCTGCACCGCAACTGCACAATTTGCGTGAAGCATATAGAAGAATGTATGACGCGATGGGTGTGGATAATGTGGATTCAATATTAAAACCAGATCCTGAAATGCCAGAACCTATTAGTCCCGCAATGGAAA